AGTCAGTCGGAATGTAATTGCAAGAAACAAGAATTAGGGCCCGAAAGCGCCGACAACTATGAATATTTCGAACCATTGGCAGGCTTGACATTACATTGGTGCAAATGTGATACTCCACTAGGATGTCCAAGTGACAATAAATGTACTGAAAGTGTTTGTCTTTACGATTCAGCCTGTTGTGAAATCGGTTGGGATGCAGATTGCATAGATCATGCAAAAAATTTATGTAAATGTTCTCAATTCCAATGTCCATGTGAATGTAGAAATTACGAGGCATTAAAATGGTCAGCAGACCAATACAATCCCAGTGGATGGACTGGTGGAAAAACTACAGGACTAGATCTTTTGTTAGATCCAATAGACTGTCCTCCCGGAATAACGTGTGAAGATTGTAGAAAATGTGATCTTCCTTTGTGTGCTCATAAATATAACTGTAATCTTAACTGTCCGTGCGGAACTTACGGAATGAATTGTGAAAAAACATGCATAGATTCAACTGGAGTTTACGGAGAGTACGACAAAGATCTTCTTGGAAAAGGATCTTTAGTATGGCGCACTCGAAACTCCGCCGGCGATGACCCTGGTGGCGGTGGCGATGACCCTGGTGGCGGTGGCGGTGACTCTGGTGGCGGCATGGGCGGCGGTGGTGGGTAACACCTAAATAAATTATGTCAATAACATTTGATATTTGCGCGACAGGACCATTCGAACCAGTACCGGGATGTAGTGGTCCACAATTAGGTCAATGGAATTCAAATCAATTAACAATTGAAAATTTATTACGATTAGTAGTTCAGCCGCCGAATTATTTAAATATTTATAATCCAGAATATATTAATCAACTAAACGATTTTAGTACAGTTACTTCTCCTACTACGTATTCGGTACAAATAGGAGACGGTGCAATATATCGTCCAGGATTATTGGCAAAAGATGTATGGAAATGGGATATAAGTGGAGAAAGTGATTACGGAATAATCGAGCCTCCCATTAATAAACCAAGCTACGATTTATTTGATTCTAATTGGTCTGCTCAATTCATTGTTTACGCAAATGCAGATACAACAGAAAAAATAAATTGTTCTACAATAGGATTAGACAGTTGTTCTCATAATATGGGAGAAACAATACGAGGTCCTACAACAGATCCGTATATGTTTTGTCCTGCTAAAAATATGAGGCCAGATATCTTATATTCTGCAACAGGAGGAGCAACAGGAGAAGAAGTAACAGGAGAAGTATCAGGAGAAGTATCGGGAGGAGCAACAGGAGGAACTACAGGTGATGGAGAACCCACTTATCTTGAAATATTCGAAGAATACAAGAAAATAAATGAATGTAAGCGAATAGAGGCAGTTTTAGGAAAAGATTATTTAGGTTGTAATTACGAAGATCCGTATAATGAATCTTCTTGTGGTTGTCCAGAACGAGGAAATAGTTATGGAGAATATCTGGCCTACACTAAAATAAACTCTACTTTTTGGGAAACACCAGAGGCAACTCCGATGTTTAGATATGCCCTGATGTCTCATCTAGGACTGAATCAAATTAAAATAAAAGTAGACGGATATCGATCTAAGCCAATAAATCTAGGAGATATTATTGAAGTTCAACATTACAACGAAGGAATAAAAAATACTTTAAATTCAGGAATATGGATTATAACTGCAATTTTTTACGAATTTATATCAGAAACTTATTATGCTATGCATCTTACTTTGGCCAGAACTGCGTTGCCTAAACAAACTATAGACGAATAAAAGCTTTATACATATTACAATGCTATTAGACAAAGTAAATTACGTAGATATTCCTTTCTTTTTGACTAAAAATCCGTATACAAACGATTTTAATATGGTAACCGGAGTCAATGCTACAAAACAATCATTGAAAAACATACTGTTAAGCATTAAAGGAGAACGACAATTTAATCAAGAATTTGGAACAAATTTAAAAATAGAATCTTTTGGATTTGATAATCCTATCGCACAATACGAGTTTTTACAGTCTCTTAAAACTAGTATTTTACAATTCGAACCAAGAGTTACAGATGTGACAGTTTCTTTTAATAACAACAAATTGGTATTTGATGTAAAAGAAACCGATAAAACTAGAGAATCGCAGAAAAATATTCAGTTAACAATCATACCATAATAAAATGACAACTACTCCTCCCAATTTAACAAAAATTGATTTTTCTGATATAAAAACATCACTTACAGATTATCTTAAAAATCAAACCACATTTGTTGGTTATAACTTTGAAGGATCTGCAATACAAACTATTATTGATTTGTTGGCCTATAACACATATTATTACGCGTTTTATTCTAACCTGTTGGCAGCAGAAGTGTTTTTGGATTCTGCACAAAGAACAAAATCTATTGTTTCTTTGGTTAAACCATTGGGGTATACTGTTCCTGGATTAAAATCTGCACAAGCAAAAATTAATGTATCTGGGTCAGTTTCAGCCTATACATCTTTTCCAGGAATAGCAGCAAACGGTTCTGTATTTAATTTTTATAATCTACAAGCAGGAGGAACTGCCAGTCCTGTAACCATAACAGAAGGAATTCTTGTTGATCAGACAATTTCTTCTGAAATAGATTTAACTAAACAAAAGTATATTATACCTCATTCCAATGTAGACATTAGTACTATTGATGTTACCGTAACGTCCTCATCCACAACAACCACATGGAAAAATGTTAATTATTTTCCAAATGACAATGATACTATTTTTTATATTGAAAGAAACGGAGATCTATTCGAAATACATTTTGGAAAAGAAAATAATTTAGGAAAATCTATTTCAGCTTCTGATACCGTACAAGTTCGATATCTTCGATCTAGTGGTAGTCAAGGAAATGGAATAGTTAGTTTTACTGGTGCCCTGTCTGTAGTTAAACAATCTTCCGGCGGAAACGACGAACCAGATTTAGATGTTGTAAAATTCATTGCACCGCGTGTTTTTTCAGGTCAAGATCGAGCAATAACTAAAGGAGATTATGCTGCATTACTAATAAGAGACGATAAATTTACAGATGAGGATTTATTTGTAGTATACGGTGGAAACGAATTAGATCCTCCTAAACCAGGAAGAATATTTGTATCATATGAGGACAATAGTTCAAATCCGCAGAGCAGCACAGTAATAGACTATTTAAGAAAAAAGAATCCACTTGCATTGATTCCAGAATATGTTGTTCCCAAAAAATACACAGTAACTGTGAGTTCAAAAATTGTTTATCGTCCAGGAGTAAATGATGTTAGAATGAGCGCAATAGAGACAGAAATTAAATCATTATTTCAAAGTTTATACTCCAATTTCAGTTCTTTTAGATTTTCTAGAAAATTTAATTTTTCTGAGTTAAAAGAACTAGTTTTACAACAATTTTCGTCTGAGGTGTCTTCGTTTGAGTACGACAAGACTACTATTCAAACACCCACCCAACCTCAAAAATTCTCTGAATTTTATTTGGAAAATGCGTTAACAGAAAACGGTTCCACGATTCTTACCGTAACGATCAATAATTCCACTCACACAGTTCGATTACCTGCAACAATAGAAAGCAAAATTCAACCACTCGAGATATATAACAACAACACCAAGGTAGATCTGGATGTAGGTAGAGTTTTGATGTCTTCCGGGTACATCAGATTAAACAGATTGTGGAGCGATACTCCCCCTTTGAATGTAACAAACAAATCTTCTGTCATGTTGCCTGTGGTAAAATCTCTTATCCAATTTAATCAACTATCTATTGAGAGATAAGGATGAGTATCTTTTTAAGTTATATTCCAAATGGAACTCCTCCTAATACCGATCTTTTATCTACAATATCTAACAATTTATTAAAATTAAAAACAGAAATTTTATCCCAAAAATTATGCTGCGAGTCTGTTATTGATATAGATCAATTTGTTCCAGAATGGATCCAAGAACAAAAAAATCAGAACGCAAATTCTGTAACAGTTTTTGATTTTATTCAAAAATACTACGATTGGTTGTATTGTGCTGATACAGATCGAGGAGGATCTGGATATTTATTGGATATAGATCTGGAAAAAATAACAGATATTGAAGAAGTTTCTGATTCGTTTCGAAGCAAATTGAATTCTATATATTTTCCGTATTTCAAAGAAGACGGTTATGTTCTTCGTCGTAATGGTGGGGCGTTGGGAAGACGATTAGTTTCTGAGTTTACTAGAAGTATCAAAACTAAATTCTTAATCAAAAAAGGATCTCCAGAATCGTGTGATATATTTTTTACTAAACTGTTTGGAACAACAGGATTTAGTATAGACTATTCCAGAGACAGCATAGTAAAGTTAAATGGAGGCTTTTTTGCCGGTCCTAACGGATTCAGTGGAATATCCGAATTAGGTCTTTTAAATAGAAATAGATTACAAAACGGAAGAGAATTTACTGAGTATTCGTATGTTGTTAATGCAACCGGAATAACTGCAGCACCAGAATTATTAGAATTATATGAAAATGTTTTACATCCAGCTGGAACAAATTTTTATTTTAATTTTAGTTTAACATCGGTAACCGGAAACGGTGGATCTACCACACCCACATTCCAACAACAAATTCCCAGTATAGGAAACTATTCTGCGTATAGAATATTAGGAGTATCTTACGGAGAAAATCCTCAATTTGAGTTATTTATTCTGGGTATAACTCGTTACGGTTTAACTGCAAGCTCAGGATGTTCTTTAACTGGAACATTCCGAGCTCCTTCGTATGTATTTCCGTCGTGGAGCATAGGAATGACGGGTCAAACAGGATTCCAAAACATGGAAATACGAGATATGTATATTTTAGATTATCCTATAGGCATATCGAATCCTAATATAAATAGTACATCTTGTTGATAACCATGCCTAATACTTATCACATTTTAACTGGATATCTTCCTCCTGAATTACAAGGATTGTCTGTATTGTCTTCTAAACAAATCAAAGATCATCCGTTTCATATTTTTCCAATAACTGAAATATACTCTGCAATGAGTATTTCTGAATGGGTACGAGGTTCAGTTTACTCATCTTTTGGAAATTCTTTAGGTACTGCCCATCCGTCGTTGGTTAAATGGTCCAATTACGTGTGGATATGTCTTTCTAATAATGTTCAAAATATAAAAGATAGATATAATTCTTCTACTATTCCTCCTAATTCCAACTCTTTAGACGACGGTTATCAGTGGATTCAAGCATTTCCAGTAGAATTCAGCAGAAGAATCAGTCAATATACTAGAATTCCATCGTTTAGAGCTTTGGAACAAATAGTCGACATTAAATCTGAAAGCTTTTGTAGCGATTCTGGTGTTACCGGTTATTGTTTAATATATAAACCAAATAGTACAGGAACTACTGGTTCTTTAATAAATGGAAATAATCAAACCGGATTATTAGTAACTTCATGTTCAGACTGTCAACAATTATCATCTACACTGAACACCAAATATTATACAATATTCTCAGAATCTTTGCCTGCAACTGGGTCTGTTTCTTTAAGTAGTAGAACAGATAAGTTTAATTCTACAATAACAGATTGGCGATATTCAAACAATTTTGAGGTGCAGGCAGCCAAAACTGCACTACAATCCAGTCTTCCAGAAGGAGCAATTTTAGGAGCTTTTATTGATTCTAGTCTGTTGGGAATGCAAATACCTACAGATACAACTATAGGAATATCTAGCGGTACTGGATCTAGTGGAGATATTCGATTTGTTTTGGGTAATATTATAGGAAACACAGGAGAAATTAGTGGAATTACATTGGTCAATAGAGGTCAAGCATATTCTGAAATATTGAGTCCAACGGTTACT